TAAAAACGTATCCACTGAACGTTGATTCCACATTAACGAGATTGCTCGTGTTGGGATATTAGGATTATTAACATCATCTAATGCTAAATGAAACCTCTCATATTCTTTAAGTTCTCTTGTATAAACCTGAAACCCGTAATGGCAAGGTGGAAGAGTCATTTCATCCAAATCTCCTACGTTCCATGCATTCACCATTAATCGTCTTGAATCCGGGTTTGCCTTAAGTTCTTTGATTAGGTCTGCAATTTGATCTATCGATAAATCTCCGGATATACTTCCGTAATGATAATCAAACTTGCTCCATTTTTTCCATTGTGCTCCATACACAGGGCCTAAATCACCCCATTTTTTAGCAAATTCCTCATCTTTCATTGATTCAATAAATGCTTCCTCCTTTGTAATAAAAGGCCCCCAATCTATTTCTCCATTATGTTTTTCATAATTCTTAATAGCATCACCATTCCAAATATGACACCCATTATCAATCAAAAACTTAATATTTGTATTTCCACTCAAAAACCAAAGCAATTCAGTTGCAATAGTTTTAAATGGCATTTTTTTAGTTGTCAACAACGGAAAACCCAACTTCATGTCGTGTCTGATTTGCCTACCAAATACTGAAATTGTACCAGTACCTGTTCTATCTTGTTTTTCTACTCCATTAATTAAAACATCGTGGAGCAGTTTTAGATAATCTTGTTCTATATTATTCATTTTTGCCTAGTCTTCTTTTAATTATCTCTTCAATAGAGGATTCAATCTCTTCTTGTGTATCGTCATCTAAATTAAACCACCAATCATCAAATCCACTTCTATCGCAAAGTGTATCAAAAATTTCTAATACACATTTTTTGATTTCTTTATTTGTAGATCCCATTTGGTTTTTTTGTTATAAGTAATCCTATATCCCACACAAAAACGTTAATGCTAATAATAGTTAGGGCTGCATGTGGGTTTCTAGTAAAATATATTGTAGGCCATAGCGATAACTGCTTAAAGTCTTTATCCCAAAGTCGGTGTGTGTAGAATTCTATTTTCATCATTTTTGTATATACGGATTAAAAAGCGCGGGTTGGTCAAGCAAGCTTTAATTAGTAATTTTTTCCCTAACCTGTTTACATTTATTATAAGCTTTTTCTACTCGCTCGTAATATTTCATTTGAGGGTACTTAAATTCATATGCTTTTGCTCTTCGCCATAATTCATCCAAAAATCCGTTTGCATGAGCTTTATATAACAATTCTTCTATAAATTCCTCGTTAGTCATAATTTAAACTCTATTATATGCTACTTTATTTACTAAATCTTCGAGAGAGGATTGAGCTTCCCCAATATTTCTATTTTCAACAGCTATTAGTATACTTACTAATTCTCTATATAAACGCTCTTTTACTTCCGGTGTCATATTATTCGGGTAATAATCCATTATTTTCAATTGCCATCCAAACTCGTTCTTTCCAAAGACCCAATCTTACACCACCTAGTTTTTCATTTTCATCCATATCATTCATCGTGGCTGTGGCTAAAATGACAAGACAATAAGCTAATAGGTCATCAGCTAGTTCCATGTTTTTGGTCTCTAGAGCTTCATTTGCTTTTCTCCAATAATTCTTAATTCCAAGATCTAAATCTACACTTAACGTTTTTTCTTTTACCATAACCTTTATTTTCTATAATTTATAAATGTGTCAATTATTAATACTAATGCTACTAAATGAAGTACTAATCCAACTATTCCTAATATCAAATATAACATAACTTTTATTTTTGCTCTATGAATGTATGAATGGGGATTTAGGAATCCAAATTTATTCCACGTTGTTTTGCTACTTCTTTTACCCTATCAATATCACTTTGAATACTTGATACTTCAATGTAGGTTATGGCTAATTGCTTGAATTCATAATCAGCTAACCCTTGTGTATTGTATTTGAGGAGAGCACCTACTGTTCCGAGTAATGATCCTATTTTTCTCGATTGATCCATTACCATTTCATAAATTTCATTATTCATAACCTTGATTTTAATTATTAATCTTACCTTGTAAATGTACGGAGGGGCTTTCGCCCCTCCAAGTTTTTTTATATTTTTCTTTGCGAAAATATTTCTTTTTGTTTCGATGAGGAGGAGGAACCTTTAGAGCATCTTTCCACTCATGTATTGTTAGTTCTATTTTCTCCAGCTTTTTCATTTTTATTTATTTAATAATACCTGCTTTGTATTTCATTTGGCGAATAAATTCTTCATCTAAATCAGATATTACCTCAAAACCAAGTTGTTTTGCTGATTCTTCTGATTCTGGGCCTATGCCTCCGATACTAAAGTTGTATTCTTCTTCATAGTGGTCTTCATCACTTGGGTCAAATCCAAATCTATAATCATATATTGTAAAAGGAGGTGTTCCGTCTGTTGGGAAAATTCGGTATTCATTAGTGACTTTTCCATCAGCAGATGCTCCTAATGATTTATATTCAATTTTTCCTTCTTGTTCAAGATAATCAATAGTATTTTTTATACCATAGATAGAATCTTTAATTGTACCTACTCTAGAGGTATTTGCTGGGAATTTTAAGGTCATTTTTGTTTGTTTTATGTTGATAAATATTAAATGATTCCTAATTGTTTAGCTCTTCCGTAAGAAACGTAACCGCCGTCTTCATTTGCGGTATTCCAATATTTACGTTTTGTTATAGGTAATTCTTCGTTGATTTCATCAAACGTTCTATAACCTTTAGGATAAGTGTATTCAAACCCAATAGGTGCAATACTTTTATCTAAATCATAGGTAAATACAGTTTTCATTCCATCAGGATGAATTACTTCTTTTGTAAATTTACGTCTTGCTTCAACTGCTTCTTTTACTGGTCTTCCTCTTTTCATTTGTACATTATTATAATTTCACCAAAATATTTATCTAACGTTTGAACTAGATTTTCATAATCACCACTAGTCATTTCTGCATGAACTGTATCCCAATCTGTTTTTGTTTTGAGACATAAATCTCGAGCAATTCCTAATAATACAAAAGCATTACCTTGAGGACCAGTTAAATCAATAGTGATTTTATTTGTTTTCTGTTTTTCCAAGATCATTTTCTACTTGTTTTACGTGTTTACATTTACGTTCTTTTGATCTGTAATAACCCATACAGTTACATGCTAATACTCCTAATGAATTGTAACGAACTGCATAAAATCCATCACCTGAAGATGATTCGAAAATCCATTCGGTTTTTTTAGGTTCAGTAATTTTAATCTCAGGTTTAATCCAATTGATATCAGCTAATGTTGTTTCAGGATGAACTTCAATCCAAGCAGGAATAATATATTTTTTTCCGTTTGTTGGACAAGTAAATATTGCTGGAGCCATATAAGCATGTTCATAATCATACTTAAAAACACGAACTCCAAATAATTTTCCATACACTGATGGATTTTTAACTGTGAGTTGAGTTGTTGGATTAAACATAATACGTTTTCTAGGATTACCGTATTTGTTAAGTGTTGTAATTTCTAATAATGCCATAACCTTAATTTCTTACCTTGTAAATCTACGAAGGGGCTTTCGCCCCTCCAAGTTTTTATGCAGATTTCTTTTAATCTTCGTATCCTGAAGTTTTCTTCCAGTTGTTTGTTTTTTTAACTGGTTTAGAGGATTTGGAAAATTTTGTTGAACGAATCCACATTTCAAGGGTTTCGATTTTTTGCTTATTGCTTGTTTTACTCATAACTTATATTTATTTATTAATTACCTTGTCCTACGTACAGTTTTTTATAATTTGAACCGTTTTTTGCTTTTGATATTTTTGTTTTAGCGTGAACCCCAGGACGTTTTTTTCTTGATTTTTTTAAAAAAGAAGATGTTGATTGTGTTTTTGTTTTTGCAGCCATTTTTATAGAGTTAAAATACTCTCATAAATATGGTGGTTTTATTTATCGTCTGATTTGGATTTACTAACTTTTGTGATAATTTCGCTAATGGTTTTTTGCTTTAATTGTTGAATAGCATCTGCTATTTTACGACAATCTTCATAATACTCTTCACGAATATAAACTGGTAGGTGTTCTTCGAGGGTTTCAGCGAAATGTTTTCTATCTACAGTAATATCGTAAATTGAATCTTCAGAAATACAATTTATAGATAAAACATGAATGTGTTTTTTACTAGTAGTCAAATTACTTAATATTTGATCAACAATAGCTTTAGACAATCTAAAATCTTGTTTGTCAACCATTTTAGCAAATTCTTCTACATTATCTACAGTAATATCAGTGGCCATTTTAGAACAATTTTAAAAAGTCAGTATTTATATTTTTTTCTTTTAATTTAATGAGTTTTTCATCATTTTCCAACATCTTTGTGGCAAGTTTTTCAAGATGATGTTCTTTTTGTTTATCGTAATCCTTAACTAGTTTATCGTGTTTTTTCTTTTTCATAGTCTTGATATAAATTCACTACCATCATCAACTGGTTTAGGGTCGTATAAACCTAATTCTATTAAACGTTGTTGGGTGTAATCATCTACTTCCCAATCAACTTTAGATTCATTTTTAATTAAATGTTCTTCTAAACCTTCTAATTGTTTATTGGTAAATATATCACCTACTGAAAGGAAATAACAATTGTAACAAAGCATTTCTAGATTTTCAAGACGATAATGTTGTTTGTTTCCATCTTTGAAATGCATTAAAAGAGGCATTTTATAATCCAATAAACGATGTTCATGAAACCCACAGGAATAACATTCCTCCTTCATATAACCCTCTTGTAATAATCTATATTTGATTTTATTTGGATTAAATGAAGATGGATCAATTCTACCTTCAATTAAATCAAGTAATGCAAAGTCTTTTCTTGGATTGCCATTACTAAGGAATTTAGGAATGCCTTTACCACATTGGTTTTTATGTTGCTCAAATAAATTAGGATAACCAGGTTCAGTTGCTTCATACCTTTTAGCCCACATTTTATAATGAATATAAGAACAATTCAAATAACGTGCTGCTGCTTTATTTGATTGGGTTTTAGCCATAGCAGCTAAAATTAATTCCTTTCCTAGTGGCTTAGCTTTTGGCATTAGTCTTCTAAATCGATTTCATTAAAACTTCCAACTTCATCATCTTCATCATCCAACAATTCTGCTTTAGAGGAATTTGATATAGATTTTCTAAATTTGATTTCGGCCTCAGCATAGCGGTTATATGTTTCTGGGTCGTCTATTTGGATGGTTTCAATCCAGGTATGGTCTCCTTCACCTTTCATTACTGTAATTGCTCCTTTACGGGAGGAATCTGAGCAGTTAACACAGGTATAGGTGTTTGGAAGGATTTCTAATCGTTTAGGGTTAATTTGTTGTTTACAAACTTTACAATTTCTAACTATCATCTGTTCATTAATTTATTTACAAAATCCCAAAGGTCTTCGGAGGTTTTTAGGTATAATTTAGTAGATGTATCTTCATCTTCGATAAATTCTAGAGGTAATAATTTACCTTTTTCATCGAGTCTTTCAAATACCCACCACAATATAATCATTCCAAGTTTTTCCCCATAATGAAGAAATACCAAGTTTTCAACAATTAAATAGAAGGGTTCTTCATACTCAGTTGTATTCAATTTGATTTTACTTGTGACATAATTTGTTCTTATCCAACATTCATCTAATGTTGTCATTATGTCTATAAAAAGCTCTTTTTCATCAAAATCACTTTTTTTACGACGTTTAATATTCATATTTTTTCCTGGGGATTTCATGCTAAAGATTTTACTGCATATAGTGTTAAGAATGTTTTAAGGTCTAATTGTTTCCTTGATGCAAAATACTTTGCAGCTTGCAAACGAGAAAATCCTACTGTCCTGGTAATGATTTCCTGTTTTTCATCGTTACGTGAATAATATCCAAATATCATAGTTATAATGTTTCAAATTCTATTTCAATATCTGAAAACCCCCATGTGTCTGGGTTTTCGGTAAGGGTTTGGTAGGCAACAGCTCTATAAGGGTCATTAGATTTTTTATTAATACCATCGGCAAAACCACCACCACCCCATCCTTTGGAACCGTGATTTATATGAAACATAGGAGGTTCAAAAATTGCTTTCAAATCAAAACCATGAATAACGGATTTTTTCTGAACATTAGTATCACTATATAGAGTATAAATTAGGTCTTCTTCAAATCCTCTAATCTCATTCCATATTTTTTTAGAAGCTAATTGAAAATCTCCACAGCAATTAATTAAACTATAATCATCTCCATTTACTACTTTTTCAGTCATGACTCTTTTCTCAGAATTAGCTGAGATATGGTCTCTTAAGGGTTCCCAATTTTCATAAATTAATTCACCACCGTGAAATTCTTTTATAATGTCCCAAGTTACTTCTCTTCGACTTAAAGTCAAAAATGTATTTTCTCCATAAGTATTAATAATATTTTCTATATCTTCTCTTTTTGGATGAATTACATCAATATTAGTAGAAACAATATAATCTCCTTCGGCTCTTCGAATACCTATATTACGAGATAAAGTTTCACAACATACCTGAGCATCTGGGTCAAAATTGGTTAAGTGGGAAGCAGCAGATGGGGGGATTACAAAATGTTTTAAATTTCCTTTTAATTGAAGGTTATCTTTAATATCCCAAAGTAAACTATGTGTTGATGAGTTCCAGTCTACGTAAATTACTTCATCGTATGTACTGATGGCTGAATTTAGAGCGTAAGTAGCTCTTTCATGGAGATTACCTCCATAATTATCATTTCTAGATATTACAACAGCTGTTATTTTCATTTTAATAAATTTTTCTTAAAATTGTTAATCCATTATTAATAGGAACTGTTACCCATTCCCATTTATTTTTATCTAATTCTAATACAGCTCTAGTTGGACCTCCTTGTGACCATTCAGTACCTACAGGACTATCCATACAGTTATGATAATCTGCTTCATGCTCCGTTCCATCACCGAAAGCCATTAGATCATGAAGTAAAATAAGTGATTTTTTATCTGTTAATTTGTCAACTAGTTCAATTTCTCGTTTAACATGTTCATAAGCATGCCAATCATCAATATAAACCATATCATAATAAGCTTCCTTTTTAACTTCTTCTTCTAGAAACTTAATAGCATCTGATTGGATAAAAGTATAATGGTCTTTTAAATCAGTGGGACATTTCCATAATGTTGGGGAAATATCTACTGAAGTTAAATGTCCTCCTATCATGGAAGCAGCACACACCATAGGTTCAGAAGTATCACCCCATCTAACTCCTAGTTCTAGAATTTTTTTAGCTCTAATTTGGAGAGCCAATCCAAAAATAGTAACTAAATGATGATCACTATCTCCTACTCCATTAGGCCATCTAGGACTAACAGTTTTATTTAAAAAATTATCAAAAACATCTTGTTGATTTTCCATTTCAGGAACATATCTGTAATCGTAAGCCATATTTAATATAAATTATAAAGTTTAGTTATTCCGTCTTTTATTTGGGTTTTAGGAGTCCAATAGTTTAATATATAATTATCGGCCTCATTCATAGCATTTTTCTGGGTTTGGTCTTCTTTTTCAGATGGAAATATATCGCATCCTGAAATTTCTTGGATAATGGATGCTATTTGTTTGATAGTAATCCATTCAAAATTGGTTATATGGTAATTTTGATTTCGATCTAATTCATTATATTTTTTACTTAAAATCAATAAACATTCAGCACAGTCATCAGCGTATAATAATTGTCTCGATTCTTTACCATTGGTTCTCATATTAATTTTACCTGTGGTTTTTGCCATTTTTATAAAATCAGTAATAACATGAGATTTTTCTTCATTGGTTTCATATCCATAAACATTCCAAAATCTAACTATAATACCTCCTAAATCTTTAGTTATTTTTTCCCCTAAATTTTTTAATATTCCATAGGTAGAATAAGACATTTCAGACATTTGGGAAGAAGCAAATAAGAAAGGTTTATTATATTTTTTAAGTAATTCAAAAGTATTACTCATTATTTTTATATTGTTATCTATAAATTGATAAGTATCTTGATATTTTTCTAAATATTTGGCTCCACCAACATCAAATGCTAAAAAATGGACCATATCACATTCTTTGATATATTTAATTAAAATATCATTATTTTTAATTCTTAAATCCTCATTAAAGGAATTTTCTATATCAAATTCAATAACTTCTTCCCCTTGATTTTTGAAATAGTTTACAACATATGTACCTATTTGTCCTGAGGATCCTAGAATAAGGTGTTTCATAGATTTTTTTGTTTGTATTGAATATACCATTTATTTATGTATTCTCCAAACTTAGATTCAAATATTTGTCGCTGATTGGGAATATCTTTTAATTTTAATAGATCTTTATAGTAAGTAGCAAAGTGTTTATCTTTCAATGGACCTGTAGAATATTCAAAGATGATTTGGTTTTCTAAAAGATATTCTTTTATATCTAATCCTTCTTCTCTAGCTTTTTCACATGCTATCATTCCGAAAAAATCCCAAGGACCATATCCTTTCCATTCATCCATTACTGGGAGGAGGTTTTCAATGAAGTCCTTACTATATAAATCAAACCATCCTGCCCATTTAAAATCTCTGATTTCTTTAAGGGAAGTGGATTCACTAGATGTGTTAGTATGATTAATAAGATCAAATACATCTCCTTCATTCCAATCATCATGTTTAATTTTTTGATATTGAGGATGAGTAAGATGATCCCAAGTACTATCCCACATTTTATATATCTGTGGGGTTAAAACAAAATATTTATCTTTAATAGATTTAGCTGATTCTATTAAATAAAATAATAAATGTTCATGGAAGTACATATCGGGGCATAAACCTATGTAGTAATCTATATGGGGTTCAATTTGGGATTTTTGGAGATCTAAATGTCCATAAAGCTCATCTCCCTCATGTATGAAAGGTTTATGATTAGCCCAATCAAGTAATTGGGATAGAGTTTTATATTTCTCAATAAAGAATTCTTTTGGTAATTTAGATTCCTTCCAATCAATAACATAGTCAGAAAGATTTAAAGCGGTATCTATGTAGATAGTATCTTGGGAATCAAGGTAATAAGAAGATTTTTTTAATTGAGAAAATGTGAGTAAAGCATAATCAATATCCCACGGCATTAAATGGCATATAATTTTAATATTCATTTTTTAATTTATTATAAGTTTCTTTAATTCCTTTTTCTAATCCAATCAAATCAAATGGCATAACAGGATGAATACCACAATAATATTTTCCTTCAATTACATCTTCTAATTGTATCTCTACTTTATAATCATCTAATGAATTAATAATTTCAGCTATTTGTAACAATGTATATTTTTTTAAATAACTACAATTAATTTCTTGAACAGGAAATTCTTCTTCACGATAATCAATTAACCATTCAATCATGGAAACTAAATCTTTCATATAAAAGAAATCCATTTGTTTATCTTGGTGGATAACTATATTTTCTTTATTGATGTATCTTAAAATATTACTTTTAATAAATCTTCGATCTAATTCATTTTCATCAAATATACCATAAATTTTTACATTTACACTTTTTAGATCTAATTTCATTAAGTTATTTATGATATGTTTACTAAATCCATAAGGTGTATTTGCTTCATCTTCAGCACCTGATCCAAAATGAATTAATCGATCAAATTTATCTCTACATTGCATTAAATTATCATACATTAAGAGATTAGTAAGAACAATTTCTGGACCTTCAAGGGGGTTTAATCTGCTACCCCCTTTTACGGCTGTATGAATTACTAGATCAAAATGTTTATCTTTAAAATAGTGTTGGACTTCTTCTCTTCGAGTGAGGTTAAGTTCAATCCTAGATGCTAAAGTTATATCATATTTTAAATGAAGGTAAGAGTGTAAGCTTTTTGCTATATAACCATTACCCCCAGTAATTAATATTTTTAGTTTTGTTCCCATAAATCAATAATCATATTTTGTTGGAATTCTTCTCTATCTAAAAATGGCCATAAATCTTCTAACGGGTTAGCAACCATACTACCATCTTTAAGTAATTTAGCTGTGATTTTAGGTTCTAATCTACCATCTAGTGGGAACATCACTTCACATACTATTGGACCTTGGTAATCTAAAACTTCTCGAATTTCTTTATTAAGGTTATGTTGATTTTCAATTCTACATGTTTTGATACCATAAGCTTCAACAATTTTTAGGATATTAGGAAGTGTTTGACCTGATCCTTCAGTAAAGGTTCCTATAAAATTACTATCAAAAAATGCTTTTTGTGTATTTTTAATACTAGCATATCCGTTATTGTTACAAACAAATATTTTAATAGGTAAATTATAGTTAATAATTGTTTGAAGTTCTTGCATATTAAATTGGAAACCACCATCTCCACTTACACATACTGTTTGAGTAGGTCTAGCAAAATAAGCAGCAATACTTCCTGGGAGTGAATGCCCCATAGCACCTATACCAATTTCGGACCAAGCTCGTTGACCTGATTTTACTTTAAATGCTTGGGTACCTGCTACAAAGTGTGTTCCTGCACTTCCATGTAAAATATTACAATCGGGGTCTAATTCATCACATAAAATATCATAAAACACAAATGGATGAACATATTCTTGAGCGGATCTTAATTCTTCGGTAATAATAGGATATTTTTGTTTCCAATTTTTACAAATTTCCCACCATTTATCGAATTTAGGAAGAGTAGTATTTGAAAGTTGATCATTTAATTCATTAAAAAATCGTTTAGCATCACAATGAATTTTATAATCAATTGGAACGGATGTTTTATTTAATTCGTTTTTATCAATATCTACTGATACTTTAATAGCTTCTCTAGCGAATGCTTGAAAATTAAATCCAGTGGTTTCAATATGAAGTCCAGCACCTACACTTAAAAGTAAATCTGAATTTTGGATAGCAAAGTTAGCATATCTTTGTCCCCAATAATTAGGGCGTCCTAGGAAATTTGGATTATCATCTGAAATGAGGTCTAATCCATTGATAGTAGTAAGAACAGGGATACCTAATTTTTCAACAGCTGTTAAAAATTCTTGATTTGCTTTTGATAAACGAACCCCATTACCAGCTAATATTACAGGACGTTCTGCTTTAGTAAGTAATTCAATGTAATTAGCTACTTGGCCTCTTAATTCAATCTCATCTGCTGTTTCGATTTCTTCAGAAACATATCCTTCTAATTCATCTTCTTTAACTAAAGCAGCAGCAACGTCAATTGGAATATCTAACCATACAGGACCTGGGCGACCATTAGTGGATAAATAATAAGCTTTTTCTAGATGGTAACGAATTGTTTTGGGGTCCAAAACAAGAGTAGAATATTTAGTAATAGATTCTACAATTTTCACAGGATCAGTATTTTGAAGACCTGTTTGACGAATTCCTTGATCGTAAACTAAATTTTTAGTTCCAAATTGTCCTGAAAGGAACATACAAGGAGTTGAATCTAGCCACGCACCAATTAAACCTGTAACGCAATTTGTTCCTCCAGGTCCTGTTGAGACAATACAAGCACCATAGTTGTTAGTTATTCGAGAATAAGCTTCAGTCATCATTGAAGCTGCTTGCTCATGCAAAACTGTTACAGGCTCGATGTTAGGGTTTGATCTAATTGAATTAACCATATGCATTGATTGCCCTCCAGGAAGAAGAAATGCATGTTTAACTCCTTTTGATACTAAGAAATTAATTATATAATCTGAAACTTTGATCATTATTGTTGTTTTTAAATTAAATTTTTATTAATAGATGAAGCAACTGGTTTGAGTGATTGATACATTGATTCAAATGCTTCAAGTGTAAGTTGTTGTTCAGCATCCGATTTAGCTATTGCTGGGTTGGGATGAGTTTCGATAATTAAACCATCTACACCCATAGCTACACAAGCACGAGTCAAATCAGCTACACCATAAGCATATCCCATAGCATGAGATGGGTCAAGTATAATTGGAAGATTAGTTTTTTCTTTCAACCATGCTACACCACATAAATCTAAAGTAAATCGTGTAGCAGTTTCAAATGATCTAATTCCTCGTTCGCATAGAATAACATTTTCATTTCCATGATTTAATACAAACTCGGCAATTTGAGCAAATTCTTGTACACGAGCTCCAAATGCTCGTTTAATCATTACTGGTTTATTTGATTTTCCTACTGCTTCCAACATTCCATAATCCCACATTGCTTTTGCTCCGGTTTGAATAATATCGGTATATTCAATAACCATCTCGGCTTGAGTAGAATCTCGAATTTCTGTAATAACTTTTAGGTTATATTTATCTCCTACTTCACGGAGCATTTTTAATCCCTCTTCACCTAATCCCATAAAAGAATATGGGTTTGTTCTTGGTTTAAAGGCTCCAGCACGTAATATTTTAATTCCATTACGTACTAACATTTCAGCAACTTGTTCAATTTGTTCTTTAGATTCGATTGAACAAGGACCAGCAATCATAACTGTATTATTGGTGTTACCTCCAATATATAGATCATCAGCTAATTGAATTGTACGAGTTTCAGGGAGGTATTCCCTACTATATTTCCATTGAGTCATAACTTATAAATTTAAATCTTGTCCTAATAATTTGAATACTTGTTTTCCATAATTCTTATCTTTTAATATAAAAGAACCAGAAACTAAAGTATCAGGAGTAAAAGGTTTAACCAATAATGCTGTTTTATCATTAATACCCCCATCAATAGTTACACTATAATTAGGGTAAAGTGATCTAAATAACTTAATTTTATCTAAAACAGAATAATCAAATTCCATTCCTGATACTCCCGGGATTACTGTCATGAATAAAATGTAATCTATATGATCTAAATAAGGAAAACATTCTTCAATTGGGGTTTCTATGTTAACCGCTAATCCTATTTTACACCCTAATTTATTTTTTAGAGTAACTATTTCTTCCAAAGAATATTTACATTCAACATGAATTGCTACTCTATCGTTTGATTCTAAAACTACATTTTGTAATTGGGGAATAGGATCTTTTGTAGCAATATGAATATCAAATGGTAAAAAAGTACATTTTTTTAGTTTTTTAATATCTTTTAAAGATAAAGTAAATTCATTATCTGAAACATCATAATGAATCATGTCTATTCCTGTATTTGAAACAGAGAATAGGGCGTTAGATAAATTTTTATCTGAGTTTAAAGAAGCTAATAATGAATAAGATATCTTTGGGGGGTTATTCATATTAAAATTCTTTATAATTCTCTAAAATGTATTCTACTGATTTGCCTTCTCTTATATCATTAATGATATTTCGTTCATTTTGTAAAATATCTTTAATTCTTTCTTCTAATTCAAGTCGAACTTGTTTAGGAATAACTACAACTCCATCTGAATCTCCAAAAATATAATCTCCAGGGGTAATAGATTTTGAATCAATATGAATAGGTACATTTATATCTTTAACACATCCTCTACCTTTAATATCTTTAGGACTATATCCTTCAGCAAATACGGGAAGTGAAGCATTACAAGTATAATGACTATCTCTAGTAAGTCCACCTATTACTACTCCATTAATTTCTTGACGAGTTGAAAGGCGTGTCATTAGTTCTCCAAAATAAGCAAATTCCTTACTTCCTTGAACACATAAAATATCTCCTTTACCTAAGGTTCCTAAAAAACCTAAACCCATTCTGATATTTTCATTATCTGTTTCTACGGTTTCAATGTATACTGTTTTTGCTTCACCATACATTTTTTTACCGTTATTTAATTTCATTCCTGTAATGACTTGATCTCGGTATCCCATTTTATCAAGTTCATCAGAAAACATTCCTGAACAAAGTTCGTTTAATATTTCTACCATATGAATTTATTTTTATAATGCTTAACGATACGAACAATATCTTCAGAAAACACGCTTACTGGTTTCCAACCTAAAGCTCTTAATTTAGAATCATCTAAAGCATATCGAACATCTTGTCCTTTTCTATCGTAAGAAAAATCTACATAGTGATCTATATCATGAAAATCTTCCCAATTTTCAATTTGACAAAATTCGGTAATAATAGCTTTTACGGTTTCAATATTTTGTTGTTCAAAACCACCTGCTACATTATAAATTTCACCTACTTGACCTTTTTCAATCAATGTAATTACGGCTTCAGCAGTATCACTAGCATGTAACCAATTTCGATAAGGTAAACCTTGATTGTGAAGTGGAATTTTACGACCTAAACTTAGTAATTTTACTGCTTTAGGTATTAATTTTTCTACATATTGATTTATCCCATAATTATTGGTTGGGCGGATAATCATATAAGGAATATTATGTGTTCTACCCCAAGCCATAACTAACATATCAGCTGCTGCTTTTGTTGCTGAGTATGGGTTTGAGGGTTTAAGTAAATGGTTTTCATCATGAACTCCATTTTCAATATCACCATATACTTCATCTGTACTGAAATGGAGTAATATGGGTTTTTGGGCGTTTTCTCCTCTATGGTTTTTAATTAACTCAAGTAAATTATGAACACCCTCAATATTTGATTTAATAAATTCATTACTGCTAGCAATTGAATTACCAACATGCGTTTCGGCTGCTGTATTGATTACAAAATCACAGTCGTATAAAAATTTTAAATCATTGATATCACAGTGAACAAATGAGAAATTATCATATTTGTAAAACTCCTGTAATAGATCATCATTAGATGCATAGGTGATTTTATCAACTCCTTTTACGTACCAACCTTTATTCAAACATGCTCTAGTTATATAGGATCCAATAAAACCTAGGCATCCTGTTACATATACTACTTTTGTCATAACAGATTATTTAATTTAAATATTTCTATAATTTGATTAATAATTTTTTGTTCATAATCAACATATTGTAAAGCTAAAGTATAATTTTCTTCTATTATATCTTGTAAAGAAGTATAGTATTTTTCATCTATACTATTCATAATATATATAAGATCATCTGGGTTTCCAAATTCAATTATACCTTTTTTATTGAAAAAGTCTCCAATATTTGAACAACCCCAATATACAGGAATAGTTTTCATAAGAAAACAATCTAATATTTTTTCAGAGAAATAACCTCTATGGGAGAAATTTTCAATAGCTACTCCAAACATTGAATTTCCAAATACAGTTTCTTTTCCTAGTCGAGCATCTTCAATGTTGTGTCTATCTCCTATTGTTTGATGAAAATTTAATGGAATTTGAAATTCATCTTGTCTAGCCATCAATTCATGTCTTATTTGGTGGCCGTAAGATTTTAATAAATTTCCACATAAATGAGACAATTCAAATTTTTTATCATGGTTTTTTTCATATTGTTCTGATTGGAACCAAGTATGACCAAATGGAAGGAATAGGGAATTTTCACAATTATTTAATACTTTATCATCCCACGTCAATATGAATGAAAACATATCTTGATGTTTTATAGCCATGTCATGGAGACCAAAATATTCATTGGGTTCTTGAAGAACTAAAATATTGATGGAAGATAATTCCTCTTGATTTTCAGGAAAACTATCTATAAATAACGAAAAATCAATATGTTTTAAATTGTCTAGTTTTTTTCTAAAAACATTAACATCAAAATGACTAACTTTTAGCTTCATAGTATTCTAACCAATATTTAATCATTTCATCTAACATAGATTCAAAAGTATATTCCGGTTTCCAATCTAATTCTTTTCTTAATTTTGAGGAATCACCTTTTAAATTTTCTAATTCTTCAGGGCGGAAATGTTTTTCATCTACTATAATATGGTTACTGTAATCTAAACCTAGAGAACTAAAAGTATAACTACAAAGATCTCTAACAGAATGTGAAACGCCAGTTGCACAAACATAATCATCAGGTTTATCGGTTTGTAACATTAGCCACATTGCATAAACATAGTCTTTAGCATGACCCCAATCCCTGGTTGCATCTAAATTACCAATATGGAGTTTGTCTTGTAAACCTAAACTAATTCTAACGGCTGCCTTTACTACTTTATTTGTTACAAAGTTAGTTCCTCGTCTTGGAGATTCATGATTAAATAAAATTCCATTCCATACTTTCATTCCATATGCATTTCTGTAGTTTCTACAGATGTTATATGAAAATACTTTAGCACATCCATATGGAGATACAGGATTTAATGGAGTTGTTTCTCGTTGGTAACCATCTTCATCAATTGAATTACCAAACATTTCTGATGATGATGCTTGATAAACTTTAGAATGGGGTGAAACCATACGAACAGCTTCTAATAAATTTAGGGTTCCAACCCCAGTAACATTAGCTGTATAAATAGGTTGATCAAAACTGATCCGAACATGGGATTGAGCTGCTAAATTATAGATTTCATGAGGTTGAACTTTACTTAAAATTCTAACCAAAGAAGCCATATCAGTTAAATCCGCATATTCTAAATTAATAAGATTATTATCTCTTAAATGTTCAATTCTTGATGATTGGGTTTCTGATACTGAATTTCGTTTTACTGTTCCCCAAACTTGATAACCTTTTTCTAATAAAAACTCGGCTAAATAGGATCCGTCTTGTCCATTTATACCAGTAATAAGTGCAACTTTACTTTCTTGTATTTTCATAATTATTAATAAACCAATTTACTGTTTCTTTAATTCCTGTTTCAATAGGTGTAAATTCAAAATTAGGTAAGTAAGATTTTAATTTACTATTATCAGATGGTTTTCTAAGTTGTCCATCGGGTTTAGTTGTATCAAATATAACTTTACCTTTAAAATTAAATTCTTGAACTAAAATATCAACAAGATCTTTAATTTTTATTTCTTCAGATGTACTAAATATAATAGGTTCAGATTCATTATAATTAGAAACAGCCCATTCAGCTAATTTAGCTACATCTTTAGAATAGATAAATTCTCTTAAAGGCTCACCTGATCCCCAAACAACAAAATCTTCATTGTTTTGTTGAGCTAAATATAATTTATGTATTAACATAGGCATAACGTGTCCATGTTGTAACGAATAATTATCATTAGACCCATATATGTTGCAAGGAATAACTGTTGTATAATTTATACCATATTGTTCTCTATATGCTCTAATCTGAATGTCTGCCATTCTCTTAGCATATGCATAAGGATAATTAGAATTATGGGGTTCTCCAAGATGTACTTTGTTTTCTGTTAATGGATATTCAACATTATCTGGGAATACACATGTAGAAAGGAAACATACTAAATTTTCTACTCCATTTTTATGAGCAGCTTCTATAACATTTGTATTAATCATTAAATTATCATAGAAATACTCTCCTTTATAATTCATGTTACCTCCAATTCCACCTACTTTTCCAGCACAATGGATAACATGAGTTGGGTTATGTTCTTTAAACATTAAGTCACATTCAGCAGAATTTACTAAATTATATTCTCTTCCAACTTTTACATCAGCTGATGTTTCGGAGCCAACTAATCCTTTTCCTCCAGTTACTAATAATTTCATAGTGTTAATGAGTTAAAAAATTTATCTACAATTGTTTCAATATATTCAATTTGCTCTTCTGTAATTACAGGGCTACAACCTAAAAAGAATGTATCTGTTGTTACTTTTCTTGCTACAGGAAAATCTTTAATTACAGCTTCAGCATCCATTAATCCTTCATATGCTGGTTGTAACATGATATTACCTGCAAAATAAGGACGTGTTTGGATTTTATTTGATTCTAAAAATTGACAAAAATCAGCACGTGTAAATCCAGCTTCATCTTTCACTGTTAATGCTACTGCAAACCAGTCTGGGTCGGAGTGTTCAGTTGCTTTAGGCAAAATGAAGTATTTACTATATTTTTCGAAAATTGAAGTAATCAATTTATGGTTTTTACGTCTAATTTGTCCAATTTCTTCTAGCTTTTGCATTTGGATAAACACCATAGCGGCTTGCATTTCAATTGGTTTTAAATTATAACCAATTTCTTCATAAACGTACTTATGATCAAATACATCATCCGGAAGTGATGGAAGCCAGTTGTTAAAACGTTGATTACACATTCCACATTCGAGTTGATTTTGTTTTCCTACACAATAACAACCACGACCCCAATCTCTAAGACTTCTTAGGATACGTTCTGTTTCCATATCATTACAAGCTACAAATCCACCTTCACCCATTGTAATATGATGTGCTGGATAGAAGGAACAACTAGCCATTTTGCCGTATGAACCTAACATTTGGCCTTTATACGTTGAACCTAAAGCATCACAACAATCTTCCAGGAAAATTAAATTATATTTTTCAACCAATTCCATTAAACGATCCATGTTTGGTGGATTACCTAACACGTGAGCAAATGTAATTACTTTAATTTCGGGATCTTCTTTTAACTTTTGTTCTACCTGATCTAGGTCTAAATTTAAGGATTCTAATTCAATATCAACAAATACAGGTGTAAACCCAAGTTGGATAATTGGATTAATAGTAGTTGGAAAACCGGCAATTGGAGTTAATACTTTGGTTCCTTTAGGTAGATTTAATCCTCGTTTAGAGGTTAAAGCAGCCATCATAAGTAAATTAGCACTTGAACCACTATTAGTTAAAATACCTAATTTTTTACCCAAGCGTTTAGGAAAACGAGATTCAAAGCGAATACCTTCTTGATTTAATACTAACCAACCACCTAATAAAGTTTTAACAGCCGCTACATATTCTTTTTCATCAAAATAATCTCCGGCATATTGTACTAAATCTCTTCCTGCAACCCATTCTTTTTTAGATTTTTTATCTTTAATAAACTGTTCAACAGCTTTTAAAATTTCTTCCATAACTTAAATTGTGTCGTATAACTGATTTTGTTTTTCTTGTTTACTTATTGTTTTAGGGTGATACAATGCAAATCCTTCCATTTCAGGTAAAATAGTCCATGATTTAAAACCATCTAACCGTTCATGTACTTTGTTAATCCATTTTATTTCAGGTTTATTTTTCCAAATTCTCCATTGATTATCAGGCCAATTAACCCATCCTTGATCATTTACATTCCAGCCCCATTTAGCAATGTGTTCATCAGTTAAACCGTCTACTGTATTAACTCGGGGTACTAAGAATACATCACAATCAAAATTTTCCTCTAATACAAATGGTATTACTTCTATTAATTTTTCATGTGGTATTTCATCAGCATCGATCTGAAAGATGTAATCGCCATTACAAAAACTGGTTAATTTGTTTTTCCAGTCGGCAAAATGACGATCAAATTTTCCTTTATGCCAATGAAATTCTCCATTTTGAGAGTGGGTACGGAGAAAATTCTCCACTTCGAGGTCACCATTTGCTTCATCAAATAAAATCACAATATTATCTTGTATGCGTTTGTGTCGAAGCAAAAAGTGCACTAAACGCTGAATTTCTTTGAATTCATTACATACTGTGATTGCATAACTTATTTTCATAGGATTTTATTCAGGTAATACTTCAATATACGAAAGAGCATCCATGTATTCACGCTCAGGAAACATTCTTAACGTAGTCATATCCATTCTCCATTCATAAAATTCACCTTTTCGATTAGGAATAGGATATTTTTCCTTTTCTTCCTCTAAAACAGGTACTGCTTTTACAGCTGCCCAACCCCATTGTTCTTTAGAGGGACCGTTAGCAAATACCATTCCTTTTTCATGAACGTTTACCATTGATGGTAACCATATTAATCCATTTTCCTCTTTATAAAGTAAATCTCTATAAAGTTCAGGAAGGACTTCTAATTGTTCTATATAAAACGGTTCATCTTCTTTCATTAAAGAATTAGTTTGATAACCGCATCCATAACAAAATTGAGTTGTTATGTCTTGATTTACTATATCAACATAGCATGCATCTGATCCACATTTGGAACAAGTAGTTAAATTATCCATTATTCTACGGGTTTTAATTTCGGTAATTCGATTTTTTTAAGTGAAGGTAATTTTAATTTTACTTCCTTAGGAAATTCAGGTACGTATTTATCCAAATAAGTATCTATCAATTCAGCCATTTGTTCCCAATTAAATTCACTTTTACTTTTATAAGCTTGACGTTTTGCTTTTTCGGTATAGTTTTTATAATTTTCAAAAACGTCTCTTAAAAAATGTCCAATCTGCCCGTGATCAGGAGAAAACCATTGTGAATCAGCAAGTAAAAATTGATTTGCCGCACTTGGGTGAACATTAGTTAATGTACCTCCTAAACCACATATGAATTCAGGGTTAAGGAAATCCATTTGTCCTGACCAAGCTGATGTGATGATTGGTTTTTTAGATAAACTAAATTCAAGTAGTGGACGACCAAATCCTTCACCTTTGGTTAGGTTAACCATTGCTTTAACTTTAGGGTGATTGTAAAGTTCGTTAATTTCACTATCACTAAACTCACCATGAAGTAAATAAACTTTAGGTAAATTTTTAGAATTAACTGTTTTTCGAATAGCTTTAAGTTTTTTAAGAATTTCTTCTCTATCAACATAAGATGCTCCTACTTGAGTTGCCTTTAAAATTAATGCTGGTTTTTTGGTCTTATTTTTGAATGTTTCGTAGAATGCTTTTACTAGTAAACCTACATTCTTTCTGTCTTCCCCCATTTCCCCTTGCATCCAGTGACCTACAAACAAATAGGCAAATTCTTCCTGAATAGAATCCAGGTTGATATTTGTTATTTGATTTTTTTCAATCACTTTATATATATTTGTATCAGCTCCTTCAAATAGAACTTCAACTGGTTTTTTAAGTTCAACTAATTCTTCTAGATTATTTGTTTCTTTGTTTCTTTTCTCAAATTTTGATTCTCTTAATACTTTTTTAGCATGTTCTGAAGAAACAATATTCAAATCCATTCGATTACATCCCTCAATAAATTCAGCAGGACAAACTGTTGTTTCAATACCTGCTGTAAAGCCAATATTAAATTTTCCTACTGGTTGGTATTCATTAGGGACAGTAACTTGAGCCCAAATTTCAGGTTGTTTAGGAATTTGGTTTCCTGGAAGTTGGTGATTTAATAGGAAATTCCATTCTGGGTTATCTTTACAGAATCCAAAAGGTGTATTTCCCCATCTCTGAGATAGTAATCTAACATCGTATTTATCGGTTTTTATAATAGCTTTAACTAAATCTCGTGAGCGAGCTCCATAGCCACTATAAGTATCAAATGGACAACTAATAATAAATAATGGTTTCATTTTAATATAACAATTTATGATTTATAACTCTATCTTCTACTTCATTTACATCAATTAATTCATATTTTTCTCTTGGTTTCCAAGTTTCAAATAATTCAGTAAATGCTTTTAAAATTCTATTTGCTTGATGTTTGGAAGTAAATCCTGCTTCTTCTCCAATAGCCCATTCTCTTCCTATATTACCTAAACGTCTACGTTCCTCGTCTCCTAAGTTATATAGTTCTAAGATTTGTTTAGCCGCATCTTCGGGTTCACATCTATCATCCCAAATGTAAGGTGTTGGAGGAGAACCTACTAAAGAACGTGAGGTTGGATAAACTGGAAATGCCCATTCACCATGTTTGCGGATTGTGCCTCGGTTATTGGAAGGGAATTCATCATCAAAATCAATCCATGTTCCATCTTCAAATTCGAAACGCATTTGATCTTGCATACCACCTGTTACGTTAGCAATAATTGGTTTTCCACATAAAATAGCTTCTGTTAAACTTAATCCCCATCCTTCATTTGAAGTTAAAAGAATTTGAGCATCACAACTATTATATAGTAAATTCATTTGTTCAGTTGGAATCATACCACCTGAGGAGAAGACAACATTATATTGATCTCCATTAAGTAACAATTCCTGTACAGCTGCTAAATCAGTACCATGCTCATTTACTACTTCAGTATGTAAAACTAATACACATTTTTTAGCTTGTTCAATAGGTAATTGATCTATAAAATGTCTATAAGCAAGCATTGTATCTGGGATTTGCTTACGTCTAATATTTCTTGAATTAAATAAAAGAGCAAATTCATATTCTTTACCTGAAAAGAGTTTATTTTTAAATTCTAGTAAAGTAGAATCGTTTTTATCTAAAGGTTTAAAGATTTCATTATTTAAACCATGAGGTACATAACGAAGAATTTTTTTATCCGCTTTTTCCTTTAAAACTAATCTATTAATGTTTACGGTTTGTTTTGAAATACCCATTAACAAATCACATGCTTCATAAAACGCTTTATTATAATGAGGCGCAGGATAATCATCCCAAATATTTAAATAAGCAATTGGAATTTTTTTACGGATTTCATTTTCAATCATAAATAACCAATCAAAATAACGTGGATCGGTAATTAACATAATTGCATCTGGTTTTTCATTCTCAATCATGTATCTAACTAAATCTGCATTTCCATATCCTGAAACTGGGTATAAAGTAACAGATGAATCAGGAATGTTAGCTATCTCATTTGTTGAAGGGGATAAATCTAAGCGTTTACCTTCTTCAGGGTGTTTAACTGCTCCTCCAATGTTAACCCAATTAAAATGATGTGATGTATGGATAACAATTTCTCGTCCTACAGTTGCGATCCCTGAGTGGACTCTAATATCATCACAAATTAATAAAATTTTCTTCCTTTGATCTTTAGGAAGGTATTCAAAACTAGTGTTCATGTAACTTTAAATTTAGTTTATTTTTCTATTTCTAGACTGTTGTGGTTATGGATTTTTTTACGAAAATCATCATCTGTAAGATATAAATGAATTGCTCGATCGGCAAGTTTTTGTAAGGAAAATTTATATTTTACACAAGAAATTTTAAAATTTTCGAATAATTCACTCTGTACTTTTACAGAAGTTAGGGTCATATCTTTTTTACTCATAGCTTTTATTATTTTAATATCATATATAAATATATAAAAAGATACTAAAGTATGCCCTTATTGCAAAGTTCTTTATTGTTATTAAAGGGGCAATAGTTGCAATTCCATTTACTAGGATTAGGTTCAAAAGTTTTTTCCTTATAGGAATTATCGGGATTAAACACACTAGTTATAAAATTTTCTACTAATTGAGATGCTTTATTCAATTTAATTTTCCCACTAGGTGGAGTATAAGCTTGAATTCGAGAAATAGGAAAATCAGAATTTTCTCTAACTTTTCGTTTAACTATAAAAAATTCAACATCAATATTTTCTTCTGGGAAGTTAAATTGTTTGGAAAAATATTTTTTATATAAAATAAGTTGAGTTTGTTTTACCTCATCTTTTTTAGTTTTTTCATCCCAACCTCTAGTAGATGTTTTAATATCTAAAATTTTAATCTTATTTGTGGTTTCATTGTAAAAAACAACATCTAGGTATCCCTTATATATGAGATTTTTATACTCATAATGTGGATGAATAGTAATTGGAACTTCACATCCTATTAAATACCATCCTTTTTTACTAAAATATCGGTTTTTTTTCTTCTTTAAATACTTTAGTATTTCTATCCCATCTTCATAAAATTCAGCTATTTCTTCTGAGTTGCTAAAATGGATGTTTTTGTTTGATTTGTAATCTTTCAAATAAGTTTCCCGAAGACGTTCCTCAAAGTATGATTCTATATCAACTCTATCAGCAGCAGCACCACTTTCTTCATACATAACTGTAAGGTAATGTTGGAGAGCTTCATGCAGTGCTGTACCAAAAGTCATGTGGATAGATGATTCACTCGTGTAATGTCCTTCTTTATATTGAAGTGCCCATTTACGAGGACAAGAAGAATACATAGATAACTGACTAAAGGAGATTGTTTTTTCAACTGCGTAGTTGGTTTCTCTTTGAGGGTATAATCTAACTTCTTTTACTATAGAGGGTATTTTCTTTTTAGCCAAAACTTATTTTTTCCATTTATTTCTCATTACTAAAGACGCGATAATGCCGTAATTAGAAATGTCTAAAAAACTATCCATCATAGTTTCACCATTAACATAATTAGCACCATCCCGTTTTAATAAATTTTTTAAACGGTTTACTTTATCATTACAACGCAACCAAATCCCGGTTAAGGATAATTTAATATCTTCTGATTCCTCTAAATTGGTACCTAAAGAAATATTACCTAAACCATAATCCATCATTTTTTGAGCAAACAATTCATATTGCTCTTGTTGAGCTTGTTTCCAAGCTTCAGCTAATGTTGGATATGTTTTTTCAAAATCTTTTACTGCTTTTTCTTTACTATGCATAAATTACAAAACTAATTCTTTTAATAACTTTTCACTTTCTTTATCCCCGATCCCTCTTTCAAATAATATTTGTTCAATTCCTGTTTTTCGAAGAATGTAGGTATATTCTTCTGCTTCTCCTAATGAACATTGGAAATGGTCAGCAATATGAATTAATAAAGAATCGGGTGTTCTTTTTTGGGTAGACTTGATGTACTTCAAAAACATCTTTTTTTTAGGAATCATTGATCTGTATGTATTATAAATTGTTTCTTTATCATTCATAGGGAATTTTTGCACAACATTTGTGATATCAATATATCCCTGATACATACTTAGAAACCTATGGATCATGTAAGAATTAAATGATTCTTGTTGATCTTCTGTAAATTCAGACCAAAGTTTTTTCTCATAAGTGATTTGGTTTAACCAATCAAATATGGTAAAAGATGTTTTATTAGTTTTAGGTCTAGCCATTACTGGTTTTTAAATTCTTCTTGTAAATCTTTTGGTAATAAATCTACTAAAATTCTTCCAGTTTTCACATCATAGAAACAAGGGATTGGAATAACTCCATCTTCGGATGTGCCTGAAATGAATTTTGATACTCGGCGTAGGATTACTCCTTCAGCAAATACTTGGTTTCCATCTTCGGAAACGATAGATTTTGTGTTTTTGATGTCTATGTTAAGACCCATTTGTTGATTACTCATTTGTTTTTGTTTTTTCGTTTTTATATTCTATAAAATCATGGATAAATCCAGCAGCTACAATTATATTCATTCCTAATGACATTAATACCTCATGTATATCAGCGTATATAGATGTCATTAAGTGGATATGACCAATAGTCCAAAACGGTATTGAAAGATTGCTAGATACCCAAGATAATGTATACTTTAGGAAATATTTCATTTTAATTCCATTAATCGGGCAATTAAAGCCATACAATTAATTTCTTTATCTAATCTAAAATTAGCTTGATAACTATATTCATTTATGTAAATCGCAACCATTCCTTCATTACCCGTAGCATATTTGGAGGCATTATCATATAAAAAACGATAAAGTTCTTCAAAGTCTTGAACATTAGCATTTGCTATAATTTGGCGTATTCCGTTAAAACTTGGTTTGGGTTGAGATAATTCTTTAACTACTTGATTCATGTAATTAGAAGATACAATTACTGATTTATCTAATTTAATTTCATCTCCATCAACACTCATTTGTAATGTGTTTAGCATTTTACGAATGTCAGGATAAAATTGATTGATAACAGTTCTTAAATCATCTAATCCCATTCCTACTTCTTCCTCCTTAAGAATATCTACAATGTGATATGCAATTTCTTGTTTTGAAGGAGGTACAATTTTAAGTACTTGACAACGAGATTGAAGAGGATCGATGATGCGTTCAACATAGTTGCAAGTTAAAATAAAACGTGTAGTACGGGAAAATGTTTCAATTATGTTTCGGAGGGATGCTTGTGCTTGGATTGTTAGAAAATCTGCTTCATCCAAAATAACAACTTTAATTGATTTAAAAGAAGCTACTGATGCAAAACCTTGAACTTTATCTCTAATAGTTTCAATTCCACGTTCATCGGAGGCATTGATATAAAGGTAATCACAATCTAAATTATTAACAATAAGTTTAGCAAGAGTAGTTTTACCTGTTCCAGCTGGGCCATAGAAAATAAAATTTTGGATGTCATTTTGACCTAGATATTGTTGGATGGATTTCTTAATAGTTTCATTACCAACATATGAATCTAGATTTTGTGAGCGGTATTTTTCAACCCAAAGTGTATGTTGTTTTCTATTCATAATCGCCATATATATCAAAACGTTTAGGTGGTTCAGGTTGAATTTCTACTTCTTCTGTGCGTATAACATACAACTTTCCTTGTAAAGGAGCAAGTCTAAATTCTGCTTTTTCACCTGTTTTTTGGAACCATGCCTCTAGAGTTTCAGTGATTGAATTGTGGATTGTTTTATCCCCTACTAATGTCCATCGATCACCTGGAGGGATTCGATTTGCTATAACTTCAAGAAATTCTTGTGTTTCTACTTTCATAACCTAATTTGTTCTTTAAGATACGGCAGTAGATCTTCATAGGGATAATTTACAGTTGCTCCATTTGATGATAATCCAAACCAAATATAATTACCTGATTGAGCTGGGGTTGGGAGAAAATTAACATTACTAATGATGTATTTTGTCTCTTTAACTACAACTGGTTTTCCTATAAGATCTACTGCGTCTCTCATATTATTTAAATTTAAAACATTCCACCCATTCCTCCGAATCCAGCATCAGAGTCTTTATTTTCTTCGGGTTTATCAACAACTACTGCTTCTGTTAATAAAATAGTACCTGCTACTGAAGCTGCATTTTCAAGGGCTGTTCTTGTTACTTTAGCAGGATCGATGATACCATCTTCTTTCATACTAACAAATTCATCTGTTTTAAGATTATATCCATCCCAATATGTACCATTTTTTATAGTATTAATCACATGGTAAATATATTCTTGTTCGATTCCGGCATTAGTAAGGATCTTTTTCATTGGAGCAGCACATGCGCTATATACAATTTCTGATCCCATATCAACTACATCTAAGGATTCACGAGCGTGTAAAAGGGCAACACCTCCACCAGGTACAATACCTTCTTCAAGAGCAGCTTTTGTTGCTTGAAGTGCATCATCTACGCGGTCTTTTTTCTCACGCATTTCAGCTTCAGTAAATCCACCTACGTGTACAATTGCTACACCACCAATAAATTTAGCTAAACGTTCTTGCAATTTTTCTTTTTCGTATGGAGAAGTTGATTTTTCAATTTGTGATTGAAGTTCTTCAATACGAGCAGAAATTTTATCTGCATCTCCTTTACCATCAACAATAGTTGTAGTGTCTTTATTTACTGTAACTACTCGAGCTTCACCAAACCAATTCCAATCAAAACGATCTAATTTCATACCTTTTTCAGTACTAAATACTTGACCACCTGTTAGGATAGCAATGTCCTCAAGAATTAATTTACGACGATCTCCAAAATCAGGAGCTTTAACAGCAACTACTTTTAAAATACCACGAGCTTTGTTTACAATTAAAGTAGCAAGTGCTTCACCTTCAATATCTTCAGCAATAATCAATAATGATTTATTTTGATTTGATACTGCTTCTAATACAGGAAGTAATTCTTTTACTTGAGTGAATTTTTTATCTGCAATCAGTATTAAAGTATCTTGAATACTAGTACTCATACTATTATTATCTGTTACAAAATATGGAGATTTATAACCGCGGTCAAACTGCATACCTTCTACTGTTTCAAGATATGTTTCACCGTTTTTAGATTCTTCAATAAATACAACTCCTTCACGACCTACTTTTTCCATTGCAGTAGCAATCAATTCACCTACTTCTGGGTCATTATTTGCTGAGATAGTAGCAATTTTTTTTAATTGATATTCATTTGAAATATCTTCTTTAATTTCAGTACGAATAGTATCAATAATTGTTTTAACTGCTTTATCAATACTACGTTTGATTTCAACTGCATTAGCTCCATTATTTAAATAAGTTAAACCTTGTTTAACCATTTCTTGAGCCAACAATGTTGATGTTGTAGTACCATCACCAGCATGATCTGCTGTTTTAATAGCGGCTTGCTTTACTAATTGAACACCCAATTCTTCAATTGGATCTTCCAATGAAATTGAACGTGCTACTGTTACTCCATCTTTTGTTGATTGTGGAATACCTTGATTTGCAATAACAACGTTACGTCCATTAGGACCAAGCGTTGAGGTTACTGCATCTGCTAGTTTATCTACACCAGCTGATAGTTTTTTACGTGCCTCAGGGCCAAATTCTATAACTTTACTCATACTTCAATTGATTTTACTAATTCAATAACTTTTTTTCTAATAACTTCTTCATCAGTTGATGACATTCCTAATGAATTTGAAGGTTCTCCCATACCATAACAGTAATCTTTTCTAAGTAAATTACTTAGGGTATCAATAGAACGTAAAGTACCTTCCATTTTCATTCTTTTTTCTTCTAGATTATGCATTTTCTTCTTTATTTACTTTTCCTAATACTTGATTTTCGGGTCCGATCCAATATTCTTCACCTTCAAATTCTACCTTACTAAAACCCATTGTAGGTAACACTACAACATCCCCAACATTAAGAATTGTTTTAATAAAAGTACCAGTGACTGACCAATAACCTTCTCCAACTGCTACTACTTCAGCAAGTTTGTTTTTTTCATTCCCTAAATCGGGAACAATAATACCTCCATAAGAGGTTTCCTCTGCCTCGATCGGTTTTACGATAACAGCATTGTAAAGTGCTTCTAACTTCATTTTTTGATTTTTAATTTATAACTGTTGATAATATACTAATTAATATTTAAAAAAACAACCTAAGGGCGATAGGTTTTTATTTAATTTTTAAAACTTTTGGTTTGGATTTTTCGGAAATAGGAATAATAATTTCTAACAAACCATTTTCAAGTTTTGCTTCTGCATTACCTAAATCATACTTTGCGGAAATTTTATATCCTAAATCGAATGAACGTCTTGATAGACCTCTATGAATTGTACCAGGATGTAATGTATCATCTTCTTCTGGTTTTTTATAACTGATTTTTAAAATATCTTCTTCGATATTTATTTTTACATCTTCTTTTGTAAGACCTGTACATGCAACTTCAAAATGAAGTTCATCATCAGTGTAGAAAATATTTAAGGGGTGGGGTTGTTTTGCCGTTGCGGCTGAAAGGAATCCACTTGTGGGGTGGAAGAAATTGTGAAATAGAATGTCGAATTCATTAAAATTTGTACTCATTTGATTTACATTTTGTGCTGTCCTAAGATCAGCGGGTTAAACGATTAATTAAGCGCCCTTGGGTCGTTTTATTATACATATACTAAATTTCTTTAGATACTAAATAATATGTACTTTTTACTTCATCATTTTCAAATTCCAATTTCATAATACCATCTAAATTAATATGAATAGTACCATGAGCCATATCTTTATTACAATACATGATTTCTTTAATCATATTTGAATTGTAATGTTCTTTAAACTTATCAGGCAAATCATTACTTTCAGCACCTGGGATATAGAATGAAACTTTATTAGCGTGTTCTACGTTACCTCCAAATTGCATTTCAATTTGAAATTCACCATCTGCATTTTCATATGGTTTAATTACTACTGTTTCACTCTCAGCTAATGCTGATTTAGCTCTAACAATAGCATTAATACTTTCATTATCAAGAGGAGCTTCAATATTCCAAGACATTTCATTTGTTATTTCTCCTGCTTTAGGGATAATCATAGTATCAGCTAAAGCATAATTGAGAGTAAATTGATTATCCGCAATAATGAGTTTAGTAATGTATTTATTTTGTTTTTGGTATTTTAATTCCAAATAACCATTTGTAATAGCAATCAACTTATTCAATTGAGTTGTATTACTAATAGCAATTGTTGAATCTTCAAGTGGCATACCTTTAAATTCAACACATCCAATCATTTCTTTTGTTGGTGCATTAAATTTGATAGTTAAATTTTCATCTTTAATGTCCCATTTAACTGCTTCAATCATACCATTTAGGTAATATTTTGAAATAACACTTGTTAGGTCTAGTTTATTTATCATTTTAATCGAATGTAAAAAATTTATTAACTTTTTTATTAAAAACAGGCATACCCCAACCTAAATCGCTGTATATTCCTTCTAATTTGTTCTTCATAACGGAATCAAATAATCCATCTCTGTCAATGTATTTTTCAATAAATTCCATAATTTCAGGAGGATCATTATATCCATTAAAACCAATTACGTCAATACGATACGGATTTTCTTTTAGGTATCCAATATACATTTTATCTCCTACTTGAAAAGTTGGATATTTTTTATCTAAGCTTTTAAAACGTAATAGGTCATTGTAGTAAATAGCAGCTTTAGTATTGATAGGACATTTCAAACCAAGTTTTGAAAATATTTCACCTGCTGTAGGACCTGAAGCTATATATTCATTGATTTTCTTTAGTCCAGTAGGTTTCATAATTTGTTCCCAACCAACTGTTCTAAGTGATTCTCTAAATTCAAGTACTTGTTTATCAATGCTACCCTTTTTGGTACCAAACATAATTTCATTCAAAATATGTTCTCCAAATTTTCTAAATAGTGGGGGGAAATTTGATTTCATCAAATCTAAACCCTTCATATCTAATTCATCTGTTGGTACACCTTCTTTATTTACAATATGCATTGCATATCTACGCTTACCTGCGAAATAACCTCGATCAAGTACAACTTCTTGTTTTAACTCAAAATAATGTGGTTCATCGGGGTACTTAACATTAAATAATTCTTGTACTAAAGTATGTAAATTATCATTTGCTAATTTTTGGATTTCGGTAGCAACTTCAAGTACTGCTTTTACAATTTCCTCTTGTGTAGCATCTGCTAGTTCAGGATTACGTTGTAAAATTAATTCTTTTGTTTGGATAAATAATGAATCGGTATCTGAGGTAACAATGTAATCTTTATCTTCAGTGTTTAGTTCTTTATTCATCCATTCATTTACAAACTTAATAGACTCTTGAGTTAATCTTTGGCCTGTAAGTGTAATTGCTTTTGATATAAATTTATGCCCATCAGTGTATCTCCAACCATTAATAGCAAATACACCATAAACGTCATTCAATTTAATCTTATATGCGTGTTGGCGTTTATTGTAAAATTCTCCCATAACAGGATCATTATCAACTTTATATGCTTTTTTCATTAACGCCTTATACTCTTGACGTTTAGCAAACCAGTCAGCTAAAATTTCACAAACAACACTTGATTTATCTTTACGGAATATTACTCCTGGAGCTGAGATTAATAGGTCATTTTCTTTAATGAGTTCAATAAGTTGATGAACCTTTATTTCGGAACGAGATAATTTTCTATCTTTACGTACTTTTTCAATTTCAACTATTTTATTAGGATCCATTTTCTTAAGTTCCCTTAAAGACCATTGATTATCGAATTTACCTGTGTTTACAACGCGGCCTACCAATGTTTCAATGCCCATATTGAGCGATCGAATAATCGATGGATACAATGAGGTAAAGTCAAGATCAATAACCCATTCATATAAACCAGGTATTGGATCTTTTAAGTAACCACCAGCATATTCTTCCTTAATTTCTTTAAGGATTGGATTATATGTAGTTGGTTTGTTAGGTGAAACTATTCCCTTACGTTTTAGGTAAGTTAAAATAGCTCCATCATTTAGTACTGTAGAGAAATAAATTGATTCGTAAGTTGTATGACATAAGTGGGAAATAGTAACTGTTAAATCAATAAATTTAAGTGATTTTTCTAATTCAACAATGATTTCAACGTCTCGAATATTGTACTCAATAAATTTATTTACATCATCTTGAAATAATCTATCAAGGGAACCTTTATATTCAATTTTACCTAATTTGACATATTTTTCTCCGATGTTACCTAAAGCATAACTTGGTTCTTGTTTAGTAATGTATTTCTTAAACAAGTTCATATAGTCTAAGTGGTTAACACCACCTATATCTACAAATTCTAGTAAACCATTTTTTGACATCATTGTAGTCGGTTTAACTTTTTGAATTGGAGATAATTGACTACCCATATCCACCCCTAAAACCTTATTAATACGATAATACAAATAAGGTATATCGAAGAATTCACTATTCCATCCTGAAATAATGGTAGGGTCTAATTGGGACCAAATATTAAGAAAGCCTGTAAGTAAATCTCGTTCTGATTTATAAGGGAGTACTTCTTTATTTTCATCACTTACATCCTCAAAGGATTGTTTTTCATCTAATAATAAACAGTAGTATTTTTTACTGTTGTTATCATATAAAGCAATAGATGTAATTTTACCTTTAGGATCTTTAATGTTTTCAGGTGTAAGTGCTCCGGCAATTTCACACTCAATATCCAGGTAAACTAAATTATGATAAGAAGGAGTATCATCTGATTGATAATAAGCATCAACTAATAATCGAGTAGATTTATCAACATCTTTTTCATAATACTTAGGATCCTTCCAGTTATCCATTTTTTTAACAGGAGTAACCAGAGTACCATCAAGAGTTTCAAACTCACCATCTTCATGAGCAACATAATAAGTAGGCCAGTGCTGAAATACGCTCCAGCCTTTCTTATCGTCTCTTAAATAGTACTGTCTTTCTTCTCTATCGTAATAGACAGCTTGATACATTAATTAAGGAATTGTTTTAGATTAGGTCTAAAGTAATTGATGTTTTTCATCACTTTACGATCGCGTGTTCTATAGACAATATAATAGTTTCCAATCTTCTCAAAGTGACATGGTTCCTCTTGCTCTGCGGAGCGAACTCTAACGGTTTCTTGTGCCTCTTCTTCACTTGTACAAGCTTTGCTAAGATTCGATGCTTGTACTTCTTGATATGCGGGCCATACTTTATCCTTAAGACCATGTAGCATAGCGCCGTTACCAAGCGAGACGTAGGTAATGTCACATAGAGCATCAAGCACTTCAACAATATCTCCTGTTTCACAAGCATGTTTATATTCCTCGAGTTCTTCCAAAATGAAATTATAGACAAACATCCATTCCTTCTCCTCGGGAATGACCGGGGTATAATTATTTGGTTTCCCCATGATTGCATTAAATTCTTCAACTTCTGATACAAATGGTACATAATCTTTAAGTTGGATGATTTCTCGAGTTAACTGTCTCCATTTTTCAATTACATCATCTCCAAGTTCAATTTTAGACATTAGGGATAAATCCATAACTTGTCCTTGGAGCAATTGGATAAGTTCGTCTTGTTTTTGTTCTAATGGGCTCATATCTGGTGTCCTCCGTTATTAATTTTAAGTGAATCAAAGAATTCTTTACGTGCTTGGTTATCGTTTTCCAAAAACACACCTGATGCTTTTGTAGTTACCATTGAAGCGCCTTGGTGTTTAACACCTCTACAAGATACACAATTATGGGTTGCTACTACTGTAACAATTACACCTCTGTTTTTCTCACAAATTTTATCTACTGCTTGGTGAATAGCTGCTGTTAAT